ATTTCTTACCGAAAGTCATTTTTGGATTTGGTACACTACAACCTATTAAAGCTAGAAACATAATTGCTAAAAGCAAATATGTAAATTTAACTTCGTGTAATGATATCATTAAATATTTGAACATTAATTATTTCTCCTTATGTGTATAATTGTCCTAGTTGTCTATCTAAAATAGTAGCGACTAAATGAACTCTGTCAATCTCACTACCATTAAAAAAATTGTGGTACTGCGTATTGTCGGTAATATAACCATTACCATTCGCCGGCATATGAAACGCCGTGTTTTCTATTACCATAATATTACCTTTATTCGTAATAATAGGAATATGTAATCTCATTTCTGGATCCCTATGCCATGATAAACAAGTCCTCGGTGGTTTCATAAGAAATCTACAACGACCAATCTTAAATCTCTTTCTAATCATATTGTAAACTTCTTCAACATATGTACCTTTAAATTCTGGACATAACTCTTGGTACTTCTTTTCTTCTATGTAAGGAAGTCTTTGTTCTTCCACATTTGTGGAATCAGGATAGGTCCAGTACAAACCCCTAACATTTCCACCTGTAATGGATTTAGGGTCGCCTGGTATTCTATTGATACAGATAGCGTTGAAGTCTATATTTGATTTATCATCTGTTTTAAAACCAAGATGATATTTAAAGTCTAGGTATTCTTTTCCAAGTTTGTCTATATCAACATTTAATTCTATTTCTTCATAATGTTGTCGCATAGTACAACTATTTATATTCAGAAGCGAGATAGAAATTGAGCAATACGACCAACGAATGGTAATAGTGTAGCAGCCATAAACAGATTTACACCTGTGTGTGCCATTGCAATTCGCAATGTATCACCTTTTGGCATACCGTCTGATACTAAAATACCTGCCAACCAAATTGTACCGGTTGTTCCGATATTTGCACCTAACACGGCCGCTATGGCAGCTGGTAATGGGATTGCACCAGAGGCAACAAGAGCAATGATAGCAGTTGTTGATAATGAAGAAGATTGCCATAACAATGTCATAACAATACCACCTAAAAACATAAAACCAATGTTGTTTGTAAAGTAACTTAAATGTTCTAAATTACCCATTGACTTCATTCCACCTGAAAACATTTTTAAACCAATGTAAAAAATAACTAAACCAACTAGGGTTGTTATTACAGGATTACCTAATTCCATAACCTTGACCTTCTTTATAAGTTTTGTGATTGATTTGCCCAAATAGACCTCCGTGGACTTTATAAAATTATTTATTCAAATAACCTAATTTGTAACAAAACTTTAATAAAATGGCAAGCTTACTTTAACCAAGCAATCTTTTCGCCTGCCTGTTTTCGTCTTTCGTGTTCTTCAACAGACCCAGGATATCTCCAACCCCAAATCGCACAACCTATCATTGCGCCACCAGTCCACATAATTGCTTTAATATTTCCTGTAGTAAACCACATCAAGACTAAACTTGACATCATTGTTACTACCATTAGATATTTTGCTTTTGTGGGGAATACTCTTTTAGAAGACCAATTTGTAAGAAACGGTCCAAATAGTTTGTGGTTCATAATCCAATTATGCATCCTATCGGAACTCTTGGCAAAACAAAATGCCGCTCCAACTGCTGGTGTTGACCAAGGTAGACCTGGTAAGTAAACACCGATAAACGCAATCACTAATAGAATACAACCTAAACTAAACCATAATGCTTTTTTAATATTCATAATTCACTTTCATTTATTATAGTCATATTTATACAAGATAAAAAAACATAGAGAACTTCCGAGAATCCGAGAGTCCGCCGCTTACAAGTATTCCGCCATTATTAAGGGATAACCTTTCTTTTGGTACCAGTATTCACCAGCCATTACAACGGCTACTAAAATACAGATAAACAAGAATACGAATTTTTTATGCATACAAAACTCCTACTAGAAATTTTTATTTCCGGAAATTTTTGATTGTTTAATTAACCACTTCTCTAAAGTGGCACTCCAAAGGACCTTGGAGCTTTCCTGTTCGTCTAACACCGACTATATATAAGAATCAAGATTTAGAGCTATCTATACTTACAAGGGTAAAGAATACATCCGTCAATAGTCATTCGTATGTCAAGTGTTCTAAACTTTAACTTATCAAATGTCTCCATATCCATAGTTAACATCCATGGTTTACTATGACCATGAACTTCTATAACTCTCATTCTGATACTAGGACATTTTCCGTGGAATTCAAATGTGTAACCATCATGTTTATCATTGTAAGATAAAACACAATAAACATCTCCACCGTTATATTTGAATTGTTGATGTAACTCTTCTCTGGCGTCTGCTGTAACCTTAACGGTACCGAAAGAGTTGCCTTCTACTCTATGCCAATTATACTTTCTACCAAATTCTCTAGCCATTATTTAATCCTTAATACTTTGTGAACAAACCACTTTAAAAATCTCTTTAAGTATTTAGACACGAACTTTCTAAAGAAAAATCTGATAAGACGAACTACAATAAGAATAGGAGAAGATACTACATCATATACTAATAATAGAACATCAACGAAAAGGTCTATTGCGTTATCCGTTGTTGCTATACTCTTTAATCTGGCCTTAATCCTGGAAAGCACGGAAAATCCTCCAATATATTTCTAATGGTTGTTATTGCATTTATAGTTTAGCGAATCACTTTGATTTTTAATAGTCGTTTTCTCTGGTGGTTTTTTGGTATTACTCGTTAAGGTCTATTCTATTTGCCTTAATCTTATAGGTCTGGCCTGTTCTTAAAACGGCCTTCGTTGTATTACTTGTAGTTGTTTCACCAATGGTCTCTGTGAATTTGCCTTTTACATCTAAATTATAATCGCCACCAACTGCGACATTATAATCACCGCCTGCATTGACATTTATTTTCCCATCGCCTTTAGTAACAAGATTAATGTTGCCTTTATCTACCTGTATGTTAATATTGGCATTCGGCCCCACTTGTATGTCATAATGATTATCTGTAGTACCACTTTTGTTAATGTATAATTTATAACGGCCATCCAAGGTTGTATCTATCTGGCCTTCTATAACCTCTTGCCTTTTACCACCCGATATGATATAATGGTCGCCTTTAACTATATCAACCTTATTACCATCTTTGTCAATTTCGTATGAGGTGCCGGTTCTATGCGATTGGAATATTCTTTCATTATCCTTCGTGTCATCATACTCCATAATATGGCCGCTCTCTGACTCAAACACATGATTATAAGGGTAAAGAGCCGCATATGGAATAACCGGTTGAGACCAGGTATCCGAATCACTTGCGACAATCTCCGTGCTTACATGTTCCTCTACAGGAACAAGGTCAAAGTCGGCCGTTGGGACTGCGACCTTTCTCATGGCCTTACGCAATTCTAGTCCTAGGTGGGGTGTATTTGAATCGTTAACTGCGAGTCGATTAGTGTCCACTTCATCTTTGTATTTCGGATAAACGGCCGCCGGGTCATAAAATCCTTTAGAGGGGTCGGCCAACTCGCTAGGTTTACCAGGTAATGTTCCAATAACCATCGGTTCTTGGCAACCGAGTCCATCACGAAAATATCCGAACACCCATGTGCCTTCTACCACAAAAGACGGCGAATGGCCTAAACCGGATATTCCTGATGAGGTAATTGGGTGGATAACCTGCGACCATGGCAAGTCGGCCGTGGGTAATATGTTCTTGTCGTCTGTGTGAATGCCTATACAACGCACTCGCAAACGGCCTAATTTCTGTGGGTCTTGACGGTCTTCTACTACGCCGTTAAACCAAATAAACCCATTTCTTCCTAAAAAATTCTCGTCTTGCATTTAATTTTTACCGATATTGTTTGCCTTTTAAAGCACTAAGCATACGCATTTATTAATCATTTGTAAAAAGTGTACGCAACCACTTATTTGTTTTGTTAATTGCGTTCTTTCCCTTGCGTATCAACCATTTATGAGTACGCATTGCGTTAGAAAGCGCCGTTTTGATATACCACCGAGTATACCTTTCAGTCAATGGCCTATCTTTGAGTTTACCAAACTGAACCTCTAATTGGCCACCTTTCTTACTATCCTGAGGAAAGGCCTGTTCTAATTCTGAATTCCATTCTTTCATCTTCTTTAACATGGTGCTCTTCTTTACTATATGCACCCAATTGCTGTTTTCAAAGTTGTTCATATACACTAGACGGTCTCCTCTCTTAATCCTCTTTACCATATTTAGAAAACCTTGAGAAATGGTCTCTTACACGGCCTCTATCACGGCCTGCTTTAGCGGTCGGACTCTTCGGATTCTCGGAGATTCTCTGATATGTTCTATGTTTGTTCATCTTATTGTATTTCCTCGTCTGCCGTATAGATATCACCTTTGGTTAAGTCTTCTTTACCAACGATTAATGGGTCGGATTCACTCGGATATGCATTGGAAACGCTATCCTTGTAGCATTTGATGATTGTATTAGATATCTTTGCCTCTATATTTACTACATGCTTCACTCCTAATACTAGATAATTGCCACTTGTATATGGATTTTCTTTAGGAGTTTGACCTTGTCCTGCTGGTGATATCAGTTGGTTTTTAAATTTTATCACATCTCCGGCACAAATACTGGTATTACCATACACCTGGAGATTTAAATTCATATTTCTTATAGTTGCCAGGTTATTAATTATCTTACCTTTAAGGGAACTTGCCTCTTCCGAATCATATTCATCATGTATTTTGGCAGTTTGTGATACGGCCATTATCTTGGATAATGGGTGTTCGTATAATGCCTTATTTGTTTCTCCAAATAATGCGTCTGGTATTAACATACTACCACCATCTTCCGTATGTACTGACTTCTTAAAATCTTCTTTATAATTGTAATCATATGTCTTTAGTGTTTTATTAAATGCGTCATGTACTATTAATCTATTAGCAAACATTCCGGTTTGTATATTGGCCATTGTGTCTACCGGTCTTTCAAATTGGTATTTGTTTACGGCGGACATTGTTCTTCTCACATTTTTAGGTGATGGTATATTTGGATTGGATAATGGCACAATCATAGTTGTAAATTCCCATGCCGGCGTTCTTGTTTTCAAGGCACTCGTTGACATTGATTCTAAACTACGGAAATGGAAACCTTTTTGATTTTCAAAGAATACATAACCTGCATTTTTAAACTTGGCTGATTTGGCGTTCTTGGCCAAATAATTAATAGCCGCATATGGTCTGATATTAGGTATTAGGTGTTTTGAATTCGTTTTTGTTGGTTCAAAGAATATTGGTTTTTTAGAATTAAGGTATATCTTTGACCTGAATATTATATCTACTGCGTCCTCAACCGGACCTGCAAATGCTCTACTAACCCTTGTAATAGAATTATTATACATTTCAGGACTGCAAAAGAATATCTTGTATAGTTGTTGTTTACCAGTTTGTGGGTCTAATTTTACCTTGTCAACCTTGTATATCTGCATTGGTTGGCCTGTGTCTTCGGTACAATCATAACCATCCATACCCGGTGTTGAATATCTAAATGATAGTTTTTCCATTCCTGTTAATGGAAACATTGCCTTAATATCTTGGGCGTCATATATGATAATAGAACCTACCATATTATTTGAAAATATATCTTCGGCAATCTCAAAATTAAGAGTAATACCTGTTATATCCAAAACTTTAGGTTTTGATTCTTCTTTATCTTGTCTGTAGGAGATTATTTCTAACCGGTCAAGTACAAACTGACCCGGTTTATCTAATGTTGATTTATCTTTAAATGACATATCATATTCTAACTTCTAATTAGTGCTCTAAATTCATCTAAAAAGGGATTAACATATTTGGCTGGCAATAACTTAATTTGCCTCTTCTCATCTTGTAATCTTCTCTCGTACTGAATATTGGAAACTGAAACAGCACCAGGATAATCACTATTGACTTCCAATTTATGTTCGTAATCACTAGGACCTTCCGCTTCTTGTCTACCACTTTTTTGTGTAACCTCATAATGGTGTATACCATCTGGATTATCATATTTGTCTTTTACCCAATTTTGGAAAGCATATTCATCTAACGGCCAATCATAATATCTATTGACAATATTATTCATTAAACATACTATCCAAAATAAATCTGAATTACCATATGTTTTAAATGCAATGGATTCTGGAGTATCGCCTTCTTGTACATCATATTTGTCATAGTTGGCAATATTGTTTACTACCTTACTTCTAACTTTCACTCTTCTCCAAATATCGGTAATCTGTTTAGTCTTACCATTAACACCTGTAATATTATAATCTATTTTTGGAAATTGTTGAAAATAATATGCCATTACATTCCCTGCTCTATACTACCTTTTGTCAAGATTGCGTCTTCAACAAAGGTTACGGTTAATTTTGTGTGTACAGGATATCCTTTTGATTCATCACCTTTAGATTTAAATGTTGTATATTGTCCGTCTGGTGCATAATCAATATTAACACCTGTACAATACATTCTTGAAAATCTATGAAGTGCCGTGTTTATTTGCGACCCTTTCATATATCTAATGTTCCAATAATTTGGTATACTGAATATAGCACCTGATTCATCTAAACCTGGAGCTGCATTGTATTTAAATATGTGTATAATCTGTTCCGCTACTTGAGCCTCTTTTTCATTTCTAGGCCAAAAATCAAATTCAAATGTAAAGTTTCTCATTTCAGGAGTATTATAAAACATTTCATTTCTTGGGTTGATTGCTTGACCACCTCTTTTCATTGCTAATCTAAATGGGTCTCCTAATCCTGCCATACTAGATAATTCACCGATTGCCTTTTTGGCTTCTCTAGCAATTGGACCAACCACATTTTGCAAACCTGCGTCTAATTTAGCACCGGCGTCTGGAGCATTCATTACATCTTTAATCATATTCTCCATATCTCCAGCAAAACCTGTTTCATCTTGTTCATAATTTTGTGTATATGATACCTTAATATTTTGAGGCATATACATGGCAATACCTGATGTTGTTATGCTGTGTGTTGGAGTTTTTGATGTTATTTTACCTGATGGTCCTTCAGCAGTATTATTAAATGAGTTATCCCAACCTTCAGTATCCATGTGGTCATAACCTGATTCAAATACCATCCAATGGCCTAATTCTGTTGACCCTAAATCTAACGGATATGTTACACTACTAAATGATAGTGGATTTTTAACCGTCTGTTGATTTGGTGCGTCTGGTATCTCAAATGGTGATTTTTTAGTTAATACGGCAGCCATTTTACCTGCGTCCATGGCTGATGAACCTTTAAATGGGTTATCTATGCCTAGGGCGTCTGTAAATCCACCAGTTAAACTATGTAATTGTCCTTTAAGTGCTTTTAATGCCATTGATAAATATCCTTATTATAGTAATATTTATATAGGAAATAGGTATGATATGAGAAAGAGTTACAAAGGATTATTTAAACCAACCAACCCTAAAAAGTATGTAGGAGATACAAAGCAAATTGTGTATCGTTCCATGCTGGAGCGTAGGTT